TATCTCTACAGTATAAACACCAATAGCATTTCTTTCTGCTTCAGTCCATAAAGTGTAAATAGTTTGTGGATATTGATTATCTCCGATTGTAATTCCTTTGTTACCTTTAGGGAATTGTGTGATACTTCCTGATTCTACTAATGCAAACATATTTACTCCTATGATAAGGATAGGTTAAGACTTCTACCTACCTCTATAAATTTTGCTCCGTTATACCTAAATACAAAGTGGTCTCCTTTATTTGCAGTTCCAGTTAGTGTCGGTGCTGCATCTCCTACAAACTCGTATGCTGCATTAAAGGTAACTGTCCTTGAACCTGTACCATCTTGTATAATTAATAAAGATACAAACTGTCCTGTTTGTGGATTTGTTCCTGCTCCTAATGTTCTGTTACCTGCTAGTGTTACTTTAGCTACAGGTTGTGTAGATACATTCCAAGCTATTGTGGAGGCATCTGTTAGTGTGGCCTCTGGGTTAAAAGCACCCACATTAAATTTTGTATTAGCTGCGGTAAATACCATAACATCAGTACCACCTGCCTTAAAATCTATTTGATCGTCTGTATCTGCATGAAAACTAGAATCACCATCGACATCTAGTATTAACTCTTCACCATTTAAATCTCTGTTCATTGGTCCACCCACTGCACCAGATATTTCTACAATAAAGATTGACGCTCCACTAGCAGGGGCTGTAGTAAATGTAATCTGTGTACCGCCTGTGGCTAGTGTATAGTCTGTCCCCGGTTTTTGTACCACACCATCATGAGATACTAATAACTGTGCAGGAGAGCCTACTTGTGTTCCTAAACTAAATGTTACATTAGAACCATTGTAAGTATTACCACTTGTGTCTAAGACACTGAAGGTTCCGTTTTTAATTGATTGTCCTATGTATGCCATGTTTACTCCGTTGGTTTAACAGGAAAGTTTGCATATTTCCCGTCTTCAAATTTCATTTTTTCTTTTACTTTTGCTATAGTATCTAATCCAGAAGTCATATCTCTTAATGCTTGACGATATGTTTTCATATCATCAGATAAAGTTTGGTCTGAATTTGCAAGATAATCAGTTTGAGATAAAAGTTCATTTCTTTTAGTGCGAAGTATACTTAACTCTGAAGACAAAGATGTTCTGTCATTCATTTCAGCATCAGTCATTTCTCTAGTTGTTACATCAACACCTTCGCCGTTATATATTGTTATTTTATCGTTTGCCATTATGTTCTTTTCACTCCGTAAACTACTACTTTTGCTCTTTCAGAAAAGTTCCCTTGAGATGTAAACCAATAAAAACCTGTATGCGTTTTACTACCGTGGTCAGTAGTAACTCCTGCACCGTTATTTACTCCACTATAACCATCAGTTCTTTCATAAGCAGTTGAGTATGTAAATGCAGTTTCTGTACTAGAAGTTACAGGATTAAAAACCCACATATGACCAGACATTCCCGCATTTCCAGAATTACTTTGTGCTACTGATAAAAAAGGATATGCGTTATGAAAACTTTGTGAAGCATCTCCATTTCCAGTTTTTGACCATGTATATCCTCTATATGTATTATCAGATGTAGCACCTGTATTATTATAAAACTTAAATTTTACATGAGTATCATCAGTTGCACATCCAATCATATCCATAGTTACAAGATATGTATCGTAGGTAGATGAAAATATTCCATTGTGAGCATAAGCACCGCTTGTACCTAAAGCTACAGATGATACTTGCACTAAATTTAAAGGAGTGCCAGTTATGGTTCCTGTAAAAGCATAATTAGCAGTAAGGTCTAATTTTGTATTTCCGATTGCATCATCAGCTATATCTCCAGTTGCTATTGTGCCATCTGTGATTCCACCTGTGGGTATTGTTGTCTTACTCATCTATCCTCCTATTCCTTACTATATTTATCTTTCACAGCTTTTATTGTTGTTTTCCAACCATCTATTCCGTTGTGATATATGTCATCTAATTGGTCTTTGATACTAGGGTACTCTGCTCTACGTTTTGATTTATAGCTGTCATTTTCTAAATCCCATGCTGTTTGTAAATTACTTAATCCTGTTGTGCAATCTGATTCAGAGGGTTTTGCTCCACCATCAAGAACTATAAGATTTGCGTATATTTTATTTTTAGAGTCAGTCCAACCAAACCATTGTCCTGTTCTAACTGTTACTAAATAATCTTCTATATGTGAAGGTTTCATTCTATGTATCTCCTAGTCTAACAAAAGACGCAAAAGTTTTATTAGCATTTGTGTCTCCTATATTTGTTGTGCCACTTGCTGCTCCTGTATAAAATCTTATTTTATCATTACTAGTGTCTGCACAATCAAACATAAACTGTGTTTGTGCTGTGCTGTAAGAAGAATCAGCCATATCATTTAAAAAAGTATATCCTGTTGCGGCTTCATCATATGTAGAATTATCAGGAGTAGATTGAATTTGTATTTGTAATAATCTTTGGTCTGAATCCTGATACATCCCTACTTGAAAATGTATTAGATATATTCCTGTTGCTGAAAAAGAAAAAATACCACTGCTTTGAGAAACAATAGAACCTATACTTCCTGAATCGTCAGTATCAGCCGCCTCCCAGTTACTAGTTATTACACCTGCTCCAGTAAATCCTGTTGAAAGTCTAAATATTGCTGCAGAGGTAATTCCAACACCTGAAGTTTTAGCTACTGTAACTGCTGAGTCAGCTATGTCTCCAGTCGCTATTGTTGCGTCTGTAATTGCATTTGTTCCTATTGTACTAAGTGCCATGTTTACTCCTTGCTATTTGCATCCTTGACAGCCTTGATATGTGTGTACCAAGAACCTGTCTTATCTAATTTACCATCATTAATATCGTGATACAGTTTATCTAATTGTTCTCTCCAAGATAAATATTCTATTCTTCTTTTTCTTAAAACACCTGATAAAGTTTCTGCAGTGTTACCTGCAGTTTCGTAAGATGCTATTTTAGAATCACTTGGTTTAGATAAACCATCATATGTCCACGATTTAATATATGGACCATTCCCATCATCTTGTAAATTAACTTTTGTATCATCCCAAGTTTTAGAATTTTCTTCTAAATATAATTTAATTTTTGTATATAAATCAGCCATACTATGCTCCTACTAATCTATATCCACCAAAGTTTGTTTCGTTTGGTGCTATATTAGCAGTACCTCCATTTTCATCTTTAAGATAAGCATATGCCTCTACTGTATCCCCTGCAGCTAATGTTTGTATTTTTATAGCAGTAACAGTAGTTTGAATATAATTTGCAGAGCCTTGTAACTCTATGAGAGAATCAGCTTCACTTGAACCATTTATATAAATATGTGCTATAGAATATTCACCATCGCTACCTGCTGCGGTTCCGTAATCGGCATACATAGAAAAATATATAAAATACTCTCCACCACAATTTGCAGGCACTGTAAAAGTTGTGCCATCAAAAGCAGTATTTGTGTCTAATTCATCATTAGTAAAACCTGTAATTTTTGTGTGGGCTGCTCTTGATAAACTTTGTGTTGATGCTTTTGTTCCATGCCATGCAGGTACATTACCTATAACAGAGTAATCAACTCTTTTTATTACTCCTCCATCTGATATTAGAAATTCATCTGTTGTTGCAGGAGGCACTGTTAAAGCTGTTTGTCCTGATATAATATTATTATTGAGATGTTCGCTTTCTATAGCATCATCTGCTATAGCACTAGCTGTTACAGAATCATTAGTAGGATTAATTGTTCCTACAGCCTTTGCTTGATGTACTACATAAATATTATTTGTCCCACTTGCAGGTGCCCCAGTAAATGTAAGCGTAGTGCCTGACAAAGTGTATGCAGAGTTTGGGTCTTGTCTAACATTTTCTACAAAAACCTCTATGTCAAAAACGGAACTTGGTGCAATGTCTAATGTAAAAGCAGTTGTACTGCCATCACCACTAAACCTTTTACCTTGTAAAGACTGAAACTGATTGGTTGTATCTATAGGTGTACCAACGTATGCCATTCTAGGTTATCTCCATTACTGATAAAATTATGTCTGCAGCACCTGAAGATGTTAGTGAAAGAGCATCTGTTGTTTCCATAACAACTTTATTTCCTGCCAACAACTCAAGCGTACCACCAACAGGAACCGGAGCATTGGTTACTAACTCAACCGTTTGGTTAGCTTCGTTGTTTGCTCCTGCTCTATTGGAAGTATCTGAAGCCATACTAACTGTTACAGTAATTTGTGTAGTTGTTGTGTTACCTATCATAATACCAAGAAGCACTGTTGTTGTACTGCCTGCTACTGTGTAAATAACATCAGCACTAGTTACTCCTGCTTTAGTTATTGTTTTAAACGTATTTGCCATCTATCCTCCTATCCTAATGCTATTGCCAATGCTGTCGGATCTTCTTGTGAAAATCCTTGTGCTGACATCAATGTTACTACTCTAGATAATGCTGCCTTTTTATTCGTACCACCGGCACCATCATCCACTATAATTAAATCAGATGTTGTTAAGTCTGCTCCAATGTCGGAGCCACCATCTATTTCTAATGCTGTTAATGCTACTTTACCTGCTGTTGATATTGTAGCTAATTTTGAATCTGCAATCGCGGCACTTGACTTGATGTCTGCGTTTACAATGTTTGTAATTGTGTTGTTATCTGAATCTATTGATTTGTTTGTTAAAGTATCTGTTGTTGCACGGCCTACTAATGTATCAGTAGCTGCAGGTAGAGTAAGTGTTACGTTACCTGAAAAAGCTGAGTGAGCAGGAGCTTTAATTTCTGCATAGTGTGCGTTTGATGATTCACAGTAAAATCTTACTACAGATTGTGCTCCAGCGTTTTTAACATCAAGAACACCGCCATTAACTGTAAGATCATCCCCAACACTTATATCACCAGTGACTGTTAAAGAGTCTACAAAAGCATCTTTCCATCTAACACCTGTAGATCCTAGGTCTACATCACTATCAGATTGTGGACCAAATATATTGTCACCTAAGTAAACTTGTTCTACGTTTGCTGCATAAAAATGTATTTCATCAGCAGTTTCAAAATCTATTTTTGTTTGATCATCTTCACCTATTTTAATATCTGCAGCTAGTAAAGATGTGATTGTAGTTTGAGCTGCACTAAGAGCCAGGTCAATTGTATTATCAGCATCTTGATATGTAACTGTAATGCCTGTTTCAGTATTACTACTAAACATAGCACCTGTTGTATCTGATATTAATTCAGCTAAAGTTGTACCATTAACTGTTATGGCATCGGCTTCTAACGTGCCATCAATGTCTGCATCACCAGAAATATCTAAAGTTGCCGCATCTAATTCACCTGATGCTGTAAGATTTGTAACGCCTGTTACAGCTCCACCAAAAGCTACGTTATTGCTTCCGTCTTCAAATATTAATTTACTTGCAGGTAGAGTACAGAAAACATCTTTGGTGCCTGAACTAAAATTAACAGCACTATCACTGTTAGAACTAGATATTACAGTAGTTCTTGTTAGATCAGAACTGTCTCCGTCTAAAGTTCCAAGGCCTACTTCAAACTCTGCCTGGTCTTGGTGTGCTATACAATAATATACTGTATTAGAGTTACCAATACCTGCAGCAAAAGTTTCAAAACCTGTTACAGCACCAGCAAGAGATACTGCTCCTGTACCTGTGGTTGTAGTTGTTTCTTTTACTCTATCATTAATGACTAATGCCATTTAAATTTTCTCCTATGCTAATCTTAATATAGCGTTACTTGCATCAGCAGTTGGGAACTGAATAGTAAATGTTCCACTTGTAGATGTCTTGTCTCCACCAAAATCTAAAACAGCGACTGCTTTATTTGAGTCAGAGCTATTATAAATTAAAGCACCTCTTGCAGTAATTGTAGCAGATGTAAATGATATATCTGAAAAATCACAAATTGCAGTAGTACCTGAAGTAGTTGGAGTTACACTAGTTAGTGTTCCGCCTCCTGAGCTATAAGTACCAGAATTTGAAACTTCTTCAGAAGTTGTAAATGCAGTAGTTGTAGCGTCTAAAGAAGCTGAACTTGTATAAAGTGCAATTTTAAAAGTATCACCTGAGGTTGCAGTAAAGTTGTGCGTACCCACTAGTAACTCTTGTTTAAAACTTGTGCAAACAGCTTGAGTTATCGACATTGTTTATCCTCCTTATGGACTTATTGATTTAATAGGCAATCTAATTGCCCCGTGCATATATTCATCTCTACGATGCCTTCCTTGTTGCTCCACAGCTAACTCTTGAATAGCACGTTGATATGATTGTTCGTATAATTGCAGCATTTCAGCTGGACCTTTTAAATATTTAAAGGCTTCTGCAAGGCTCCCATACAATAAAGCACTTGGGGCATTGTTGCCTAACCAAGATGTTGTATTTGTACTAGATAACCTTGTTGGTAATCTTGTAATTCCTAATTCGACATTATAAGCAGAATCTGGTGTAGGTGCAACTATTAATGAGTTGTGATCCCACCATGCCCAATACACAGGTGTCGCTGTGGCAGTTCTATCTGGAGCATATTCTGTTATAAAACTAACATCTCTTTGTTCTAAAGAAGTTCTAGTTGGTGTTCCTGAAGCAGGAAATATATGCATAGTTCTAATTGTACCTAAAGATTCTAGTGTCGGTGCACTGCCACCTGGTAATGATACAAAAGCGTTGCTAGTTGTTAAATTTGCTGATTGATTTGATTTAAAAACATCCAAATCAACATCTCTAAAAATCCTATTTTCAGCATGTTCAATAAAATCATTTGTTATTGTAGATGTTAATACATCAGTGCTGACCTCTGTATAATCTAATATTTGTTGTGTTAGTTCTGCGTATGTTGTCATGATATACTCACTGTCACTGCATTTACTTTAGCAGAAAAAATAATTTCGTTTTGTTTTTGAGGTGCCATTGTATTGTTTTGATCAAATAAAGTTCTTGTTCCTACTAAAACTTCTACAGGCTCTGATCTATCTGATCTAGGGTTTTTTAAAGCTTCTGCGTCTGCTCTGTGTGTAGAAGGATTGTCTTCTTGTGGATGTTCAGGTTCAAACTCAGATTTATGAACTAGAACACCATCATGTTCTTTTATCATTTCTGTGTAAGGAAAAGCAAATCCACTCCTATCAGAGATAGCTTTTGAGAATTTTCCTGTTGCATTTGCCATTATCTGACTCCTATGTTTGGAACTATTTTAATACTTGATCGAGTGCTATCTTCAGACGAAGCTCTCAACCACTCATCTTCATAAACTTGTTTTAATAATTGTATTCTATCTGGAGCTTTTTTCATGGCAATATAATATGCCAAGCCAGCAACTAAACACGGTAAAAATCTGAAAGGAACTTCTGCATTACCAGAATAAGAACCAGCGTCTTGAATACGTGTTAAAGCATAATACTTAAATGTATCAGCTGCGTCAGGAGTTGCATAAACATATAACTTAGGTGTTATAGATCTTTCAATATAAAATTGTGTAGGAGAAGCTGAAGTAGATTTTTTAGATATGTGTAAATACTCTGCTCTACTAATTCTTTCAATTTGTCTATCAACTGTAGAGTCAGATGCTTCTGTTATAACGGCAGATAGTATGTCGACTAGATCTGCATCAAGATCATAAGATGAAGTGTCAGCAGTAAGAGTTTTTGTTCTTTGTTCTATAGTCCAAAGATTTAATCCTCTATTTGCCCACTCTGCAAATAATAAATTTAACGATCTTCTAGATGTTTTTAAATCATATCCAGATCTTACATAGAGGCCACACCTCTCATAAGATTCTGCGATGATCTCTTCTATCGTTAGATCAAATGATGTTGTGCCTGAAGTAGCCATTTACACATTAATATATTTTCTGAAATTCAGCTATAATTGTGTACATGTTACCTGCATCTGCTGTGCCTGGCACCACTAAATTAACATCGCTTTCGTTACTGTTACTAGACTTGTCTGCTGGTATTCCACCAAACTCTCTAAAGTCCCAATAACCTGCTCCTGTTAAACCAATGATAGGAATGTCACCATCTGAATCTTCTTCATCTAAACGTGCATAAGAGTTTCCTCCATCACCACCTTGACAAGAATACCAAACTCTTAGTAGTCCTAAATGTGCTACTGCAGTTCCGTCTTGTCTAGCAGCTAATGCTGATACGTCACCAAAAACTGTAGTGCCACCTGATCCATCTGATTGATTAACAATTTTGATAACAACACGATTATCGTTTTGTTGTAGGATTGTTGGTCCTGTTACTGTGTCGGCCATGTTCCCTCCTTAATTAAGAACTGTGGGGCCGAAGCCCCACTAATTTATTAGTATACTGAGTATTCTAACTCCACTGTAAATCTTCCAGCAGTAACATCAGCATTAACTGCAGTTGTTGCAAAAGCATATAAGTTTTTGCTTGCAATCGCAGCTGTGATATTTGGAACAAATATGTGATAGTTACCAGCAGTATTGTTAAAGTTTACATCTACCTCTGTGATTGATTGTGTAGCACTTAACTGTTCATTAAAAGATGTTACACCAGCACCAACGATTTCAGTTCCAGAAGAAACTGCACTATTAGTTGCTGTACCAGAAGTTGCACTTAATGATAAACCGCCCACAAGAGTTTCTCCTGCAGCAGTTGTAATACCAATTAATGCTCTGTGAATAAAAAATTTGCTAGGTGTTACTAGACCGTCTGGTGCTTCTGTATTTAATGCACCGAGTTCTACAAGAACATCACCGTCTCCATAAGCAGTTGATGCTGCGTTTGTAGATGCTAGTGTGCCTGCAAATGATTGTATTTTTCTGGTTCCTAGTGAAATAAGTTGTCCTGTTGAGTTTACAGAGAAACCAGTTTCTGTAATTGCTCCTGTATCACTAGCTTCATTAATTACATTAAATCCGCCTTTTGATCTTATTGGACCACTAAATGTTGAGTTTGCCATTTTAAACCTCCTTGGTTATATAGACCTTACTACATAGTCTCTATATCGTCTGCATATGCAGTCTATGTAGTTCTTATATTTATGTATACAGTTTTAAAGAAAATTTGCAATAAGAAGAATGGGGGATATACCCCCATTCTTTGGTTATTTATTAAGCTCCTGGTGAGCCAAAGATACCTCTAGGATCAGAGAATCCAAATGAATATCTCTCTCTAGCTTTGTATCTTACGTTACCTGTATCAAAATCGCCTTCCATAGAAGTTTTGATAGGCGCACGA